CGATTCTTTGTCATCTTGAACTTCGTGACCAAGAAAATCGTCAGATTGAATTGTCTCGATGAAGAAACTGTTCAAGTCCAGTTTTTCTGCCTCGCTTAAACTAAGATTATTCATCGTCGCTCTCCAAACCATACCGCTCGATCATATCTTCGTTGGTTTTTTTCATAAAATCTTGAAAAACTTCCATTGTCGAGAGGTCGTCGAGGTCGCAAGACTTGGCATTAAGTTGCAAATCCGTGCCGTTAAGCGTGACGTGTGAAAGCTCCGTTAACACACAGGAGTTATCTAACACGCCTACAAAAAGACGCATTTTCTTATCACCTGCAAAAACATTTAACAAAAAACAAATATCGACGTTTGACAGATTGTTCGCCAAGTCGATCAATTCCTTACAACGTTCTGGTGAACTAGGTAGCTCTGAATCCATCTCTTTCTCCTTTTTTTTGGAGTGTAGCAGTGTAGCAACACAGCCCCACATCTCTTTATATATAAAAACACTAATGTAATTTAAATAATCCGTTATATGGATATTTATCTACACTCGTACACTAAACCGACACTAGCATGTATCGCATACTAAATGCAAGTAAGTTTATTCTTGTTCTTTTGTCAGGCTTTCGACGATGGCTCTTGACCACCAGTAAAGTTCGGAATCATCGGTAGTGCCTTTCATGTGGTTAATGTGGGCACAAACAAGGCGAATGTTTCGAGTGGTGTAACCAATGTCATTGTGAATGCGATCCACGCTGACATTAGTGCGGAGCTTACCGGTATCTTCTTTGGATACAATAGCCCAAGTCATAGGTAAAAAGGTGACGGCACATAAGCCGCGTTGCGCGTGCCAGAGTTTTAATAAAAAATCGACATCAATGTCGGGATCGATTACGTGTTTAGAGGTAGTAGATTTTTTGCGCTTACGTTTAAGGTTGCCCCAAGAATATTTTAAATAAGCACGCAGGGATTTGTTTCTGTTTTGATAGGTCGCCAGCGTTTCGCAAGAAACACATTTGACAACAGCATCCGAGCCAGCCCACTCCTGCTTGGAAAAATGTTCTCTAGAAAACTCTTGCTTGCAAACAACGCAAGTTCGGTTAATAAAATGTCCCGCCATGCGGAAACACTTTTAGTCGTCGTTGAACCAGCCTTTTTCATCAACCCATTCAATAACTAGAGCCAGCCCACATATTGAAATCATTATTATTATCCCCCACTCTGCGAGTTCAATTTTATCCACGCGATCCGCCGTCGTAGGGGGTTGCATGGTTTTCTTCAACCAGAATATCACATATGGACTTGCCGTCTACCGTGTGCGGGATGCCCAGTATCCTTCCGTACTTGCCTTTTCCAAAGGAAGTTAGCTGAAATTTTTCCCCACAAAGTTCCGTGAGCCGTGCTTTGGCGGCCAAGCCCCGTTTCTTCTCTTCCAGATTACGAGTGCGTGATTCGGGGGCATTGATACCTTTGAGTCGGATGCGTTGCTTGTCGAGACTAACGTTAAAGCCAAGGTCAATAGAACAATCCAGGGTATCGCCATCGATGATCCGGTCCAACGTGCAATTGTAAAAATACGGGGTACTCATCGGTCATACTCCCTGTTTTCAAACGTATGTTCAATATATTGGATTTTACCACCTTTTTTTAAGAACGCGGCGACTTCTGACTCGAGTTCTTCTCTATTTTTTTTAGGCTTGTCCTTAAAAGGCACTACCAAGCGGGGCATTTTTTTATTTCCTTTTTTAAAAATCCAATTACTGGTTCTCATTTTTCCGGTTCCTTCACTTGCATTAGTTTATCCCACCTTACATATTTTTGTCGGGTAGGACACCAGAACAAGCCGTTATAAGGGGGCTTGGTTGTATCTTTCTTTTTTCTCAGTGGTTGTATGGGTGAAATTGGTTCCATTGTGTGCAAGGCTCCTTGCAGATTTTACTTGTTATTTTACACATCAAACGTTTGTTTCCAACCGCTTTGGAAAACGCGCAATTACGGCAAGACCGCTTGGTAACCTTTTCTCCGTTCCAACAGTAGCTTTTAAAATTGCAGTACCTACAAGAAAACGCAGACGGATCGTTACTAATCCTACCGCGCTTACCGCGAAGCGCACGGACGGCCCTGCTCATAATGGCTCGATAAGAATGCTTGTTAAAGCGCACTACTTCAATGTGATAAAGGGAATTGTTTTTGTTGTAGGAAACCATCAAGCCTTTTTCCATTTCCCCCAAGCCCATCATAATTTGCATTTGCGCGTAGTAGATAGGATGGGATTGACTGATGCCTCGACTTTTAAATAAATTCCATTTCTTGTCGTTCATGGATTTTATTTCTAACAGCACGCGTCCGTCTTGTGTTTCAAAAATGCCGTCGGCATGGGCTTGAAAATGTCCCCCGAAACGTTCCCATTCCCATTGGTCTTGGGTGCGTGGATCGTATTCCCAGAGGGGTAATCCCGCCGATTTTAAGTCTTTGACAACGGCGTCTTCGAGATGGTGTCCGAGGCTGAATATTCTAAGGACAGGGCCGGGAATGCGTTCGCCTTCAAACCCGCGAAAAGTGTAGTTCAGAAAAGCTTCACATTGGTTACCGGCACTGCTTGCGCCGATGTATTTGCGCGTGGTCCGGTTGTCGCGGTTCATGCACGCCGCGTCGATAGCTTGAACAATTTCTTGCGGATTCAAGTCAATTCCCCTCTGATCTCATATTCTAGTATACGGATTCTTGAGAGAAAAAAAACCCCCGCCGAAGCGGGGGAAAGGAAACCTCCATGATGAGGCTATGAGCATGAGATCAACTTGGGAGAAAGACCACATACATTGACGTTGTGCAAGAGGGATACAACGTCAACGCCCTTTATACAGTTAGTCAGTGCCTTTTGTCAACATTGTCGTCATCGTCGTAAACCCTAGAAAAAACGTCCCGAAAGTCAATAATTGCTTGGTTTGCGGCTTGCGCGGCTTCGCCATTGTCTGCTTTTTTAGTCATCACCGTAACGTAAACCATGATCCATAAGTCTGTTTCAATCATCATCTGTTTCTACTTTTTGATTCTTCCAAAATAAGCCTCTCCAAAAACCATTGTGCTTTTTTCAAATCCTGTAATGGCTCGGACTTTTCACGATAACGCCAAAGATACTTGATAGTAGTGCCCTTGAGATAATCTTGAAAACCCGCACGTGACATACTGGCTTGAATCGCATCAATACATTCTATTCCATTTTCGTGCAAATTGTAATGAGCGGGATGATCCACTGCGTCATCGGTCATTGTCATCATCTTCTTGTACGTGGACATCGTCATGGACTTCCTTGCTCCTGTGAAATTGTTCCATTTCTTTTTTTGCCAGCATCAGTTCCGTCCAAACTTGCACCGTGTCTAATTGATCTTTGTAAACGGTGCCATTCTTGTCCAGTTTTCGGCAAAGCTCTCGCAATTTCTTTTCAATCATCCGGCAAAGAAAAACTTGGTTCTTCCGGCACATGTGTAGGATCGTTTGCACGGCTTTTTTTAAGTTCTTCTGCCATCCAAATTTGATCTTTTTTTGAAAGCGTTTCATTTTTCCACGATTCAAACAAATACCGCAATTGACCGGAAATCGTGCGCCCTTCTACATTGGCTATGAAAACAATTTCTTCATAAACCGGTCGTGGAAGCAGTACGCTTTTCCATTTTGTCGTGTCCATCAGTGTCTCCTATTTACACGTATACGAAAGTATACAATATGTCTCAATTTCTCTCAAGCGGCGAAGCTTCACCCCACGAGGGGCCATAATCAATGTCGCATTTGCATGGAACTTTAATTTTTATAGCATTTTCCATCGCTTCGGCATAGCCCACCGCCTCTTCTTCTGAACATACCGAAAAAGCCAGTTCGTCGTGAACCTGTAACAGTGGCGTCTTTCCCGCTTCGTAAATGTCAACCATTGCCTGTTTCGTCATATCTGCCGCAGACGCCTGGATAAGTCGGTTTAACGCCTTGTATGTATAGGCCCTACGAAGTCTGGTCGTTGGTCCGTGGGCCGCGACGGCATCTTCATAACTCATTGCCTTGTGCATCTGAAACGTATCAGGCTCCCACATGTCAAACCGGCATTTACGCCCGCCTAGTGAGCGCACAGAGCCCGAGGAGCGTGGGTCTTCAAGACGGCGTTGCACTCCCTGCATTAACTGCTTTACAAACGGCACGCGAGAATGGTATTGCTTGGTCAACTCCTTGGCTTCGTCCTGTGTAATGTCCAGTTGTGCGGCAAGTTTCGTGACGCCCATGCCGTACATCATGGCTAAATTAATCACCTTTGCCTGTTTTCGTGGGATATCCGCCATCTCAGCGACCATCGTATGAAAATCCGTGTCGGGATCGTCCGTGTATGCTTCAACAAACTCATCTGTCCCCGCCAAGGTAATATTCTGAGTATCGCCATAGGCTTTGGCGTAATGCACCAAGATCCGTGGTTCTTGCTGGGAAAAGTCGATTGCCGCCCAGTTCTCCCCTTCCTCGGGAAGAAACAGGGAACGGATCATGGGACCTAGCTCGGGATCGCGGGCCGGTATCTGCTGTAGGTTGGGGTTGTTCATGGAAATGCGCCCAGACACCGTACCACCGTCGTCAGAGCGAATTTGATTGATATGGCTATGTACCCTACCGTCAGAGCGAACGTGCTTTAGAAGCCCGTCTATAAAGCTTCCCTGAGTTTTGTTTAAATTTCGCGCTTGCACGATTAATTTTGGTAATTCGTGTGGATGGTCAGAAAGAAACGCTTTGGTAAAGCTGGGGGAACCTTTTTCTGTGTGCGGATATTTTAAACCAACTGCCTCAAATGCCTTGGCAATGGATTGTGCCGCCCATATTTCCACCTTAAAGCCAGCTAACGCTTTTATACGCTTTATCACCTGCTTTTCTCGCTTAATAAGCTCCTGTTTCGTGCGTTCTGCGCGATCTATATCTAAACGTATGCCTCGGCGTGTCATCGCAACAAGACACGGTAGAAGGGTAGTTTCAGTGTTCCAGATAGACCACATATCCTGACGGTTAAGTTCTATCTGAAAATGCTTCCAAAGCTCCAATGTCAGTTCTGCATCCGTTTCGCCATAGGGGCCGACATACATAGCTGGTAATTTCCACATCTCACCTTTCGGGTCCACACCAAATTCCTTGGCGGCGGCAACAAGAGTTTTTTCAGATTTTGTTTTGCCCAGATAGTCATAAGACAGGGCGTTAAGCGTGTAGCTAAACCGGTTTTCATCAAGCAAACTGGCCGTCAGCATGGTATCTATAATTCGACCGTTAACCGTAAAGCCTTCAGATAAAATCCATCCAAGATCATATTGTGCGTTGTGCATAATCTTATCTGCCGGAGACTCAAAAACTTTCTTTAACCACCGCGAGACAATACGCTTGTCCAGATTTCCTCCACCGACGTGCCCAACAGGGACATAGCATTTGTAACCGTCAGCGGCTACCGCGTAGCCCACCACTTCACCGTTTCGTGTGGGCCAACCCGGTCCGCTGTTTTTTAAATCGGGATCGCGGGTTTCAACATCAATAGCAATTTCTTTCGCCTCCGACAAATCGGGAAAGTCCGAAGGCGGCACCCAATCTGATTTTGGCGGAAACATAGCCATTTGCAATTTATTCGTCGTCAAAGGTACGCTCACTTAGCTTGTGATTCACAACAGCCATATTGTTGGCGTCATCATCAATTAAGCGTTCTCTAAAAAGGGCTGATTGAAAAGCAGAACAAGGCACGCAATACCAGCCTTGTCGAATATGATATTCCACGTTAATAATTTCCTCCGCCTTACCCCTACATTCGGGGCATATCTTGTAAGTCAATGTTGTTGAATCAACTGCAAAATTATCTACTAATTTCATAGGTTATATGCTCTCCCATAATCGTCAGGTTCAATTATAAACAGACGTTCCATTGTCCGCGTCACTGCGACATAAAACATTCTGTGTAGATCATCAGAGGGTGAATCCAATGCGGACATCGTCAGATCGGTTATTACCACCACGTTTTCAGCTTCCCCGCCTTTGGTCCCGTGAATCGT